GTCAGCATAGGCGGGTGCAAAGGCGTCATAGGTCAACACAACGCGGCGATTGTTCGGGGCGGAATCAACAACAGCCGTTTTCTTTCTGGCGTCAATGCTGATATAGAGCACCTCTCCGTTATCCTCGTAAGCATTCAGGCCAACACCAACCCCGTTGAAATCCCATTCCGGTTCCGTTGTCGGGTGTGTCCTACCAGCCTCAAGAACTTGGTAGTACAGACCGTCATAAACAGTGGGCTTGATGATGTCGCCCACCTTCACTTCCGTGTCAGGCGTCCAGGTTGTGCCGTCCAGATCGACGCCGCACATGCTGTCACCGAGTGCGTTTCTGCAATACCGGCTGTACCGCGCTCCAATCTCCTGATCCAGGCGCTGGCTAAGCGACCGGAACTCGATAGTGAACATCTGATCGTCGGCGGTTACTTCACCTAGATAACCGTAATCAAGATAAACTTTACCCTGCGTCAGGTCTTCATAATTGACTTTAAAATGCCAAATCTCAGCGTCATAAAAGAGGCGATTGCGTAAATCTTCTTCAGTGATCTGATTGTTATCGAGGAAGCCTTTAATATCGATGTTATTAACGGACAGTGTTGACGTTTGCTGGTGAGCCGTCCGATCAAAACCAGAAGCAGCCAGATATGCATTCCCGTCAATTTCCAAATCTTCAGGGTGCTCGGTGAAGTAAAATTCAGTACCGTCCTTTCTCTTTATATGCCAGCACCCTGTGGTGGTTGTAACTTCCTGCTGATAATGATCAAGAAGCGCGGCGGATATACTTCTCACACCAACACCTCCACAATCGGAACGTCACTAACACTCCCGTACATCTCACCTTCCATCACAATATCAAGATGATCAGTGGCAAAGCGACAAGGCACGTCGAACTCACCACCCCAACTGAGTTTGTCCGAGACTGACAATGCTACGTCCAGCGATAACAAGCCTGTCGTGTAATCAACTGAGTAGTCAGCACCCTCAGTTATTTCCACATCATTTTTAAACACTCTCATCGTGCCGCTGATAGGCTTATTGATACTGCGCTGAACCGTCTTGCCGCCGCGTGTGTAAGACTTAAACAGTTGAATATCGTTTTGCTCTCCGCCACTTGCCGAAGCGATTAACGTTACGTCATTGAATGGTGACGTACCGTAGGGCGCAGTTGAGTGATCGAGCGGATCGTAATACCTGAACCCATACGCCATACCATCAACAACGGTGAAAAACTCAATGAGCTCTTCAAGGTGCTCAGAGGTTCGAACTCCAATAGCCGCGTTGTACTTACGACGCGGGTAAGGCCAGCGCTTCTTTCTCCTCTCGTGACCGGATGTCAGAGTCTTTACATGGGTAAGAGTTGTTGGGCCTCCAGATGACCCATAGCTGATGCTTTTGGGAAATTGAATTTCAAGAAAACTCATGCGTTTCTCCGAGAGCGTCTAGCCATTTGATCAAATGCGCCAGCAACCTGACTTTGACTTGCGAGGAAGCTGTCAGCATTCGGCGTAACGATCTTGACGTTGTAGTTGTGATTGACGCTTCCGCCATTACCTGAAACTGGGATGGAGCGACCGTCAGGTAGAGGAACATAGGCTTCTGGCGTGTTCCCTTCCCCAAACATGGCAAGTTGAGGGGTGTTCGCGACCCCACCCATTGCATACCGCTGAAGATTCATTGGGCCGTTTCCGGTCATCACTCCACCTTTAGCAAACCCAAAGAGAGAGCCAAAAACTTCACCCAGGAAGTTGGTAGAGCCGCTTCCAGTAGAGCCACCAAAAGCTCCACTGAAAATTTTCGACATCTGCTCTTTAATGATTATCCGAGTGATGTCGGCAACGATGGAATTTGCAAGGCTGTTGAAATCCATCTTTCCGGTCATTACAAATTCAGTCAGCGCATCTGCGGAAGCATCTGCCCACTCAACGGCTTTTTGCTGCAATGCTTCATACGATTTCAAACCGTCATCCGCCCAGCGCTGAAGAGGAGTCTTCATGTCTTCAAAGTGCTGATCTGCCATAGCATCTCTAAGAGCATAAGCATTGCGATAAGCCTCACTCTCCTCGCCGAGAGTCTCTTTCAGATATGCAAGCTTTTGATCCATAAGGTCGCGTTCATAATCATAACGAGCCTTAATTTGATCCTTCTCAGACATCAGAGAAATTCTGATCTCACGAGCGCGGTCAGCCATACCGGAAGCAATCTTGGTTGCATCAACCTTTCTCTGCTTGTCGGCAACTCTATCCAAAGACACCAGAAGCTCTTGCAGCTGGCGCTTAGTCTCCGGGAGTGTGACGTTCATTTTCATGAACTTTTGTTTAAGCGCTTCAAATCCTCTCAGAGCGTTTGAATCTGGATTGAATCCACTATTCATAGTTAGCTGAAGGTCTTCTAGCTGAGCGTCTAGAGCGCTCTCACGAGTGATTAAGTTGCTAGTCGCTTTATCAATTTCGCTTTTGTTCTTTTTCTGCAGCTTTAACTGCTCATTGAGGTCTTCAAGCTGCTGCAACATTTGACGACCCTTGCGAATACCATCCTCAGTCGTCAAACCTTTAAACTTACCCTCGGAAACTTGGAAGTTGAACTTAGCAAGCTCACCATTCAAACCAGCAATGTCGGCTTTAGTGTCGGCAACTTTTGCCTGGGTGTTTGAAAGCCATTGTTCGAAGGCATTTTTCTTTCCAAAATCACCCTTGCCTGAATCACCTTGCATATCGAGCTGCTTAGGGCCAGCCGCAAATCTGTTCAGTCGATTGTTGTACTGAGTTTCAGCCTCAACCTCTAAACGCTTCAAAATTTCCATTTGAGCGTTTGCCGCCGCCAACTCGGAAGCTGTTGCTTTCTTGTTGGTGTTATCAATGACTTTCTGCGCTTTAGCTTTGTAGTGCTCTATCGCCTCGATACGCGCTTCGTAAGAGGCTTTGAAAGCTGCATTAGTAAGATTCTCACGAGCCTTAACTGCCTCAGCTGAATCACCTTCAACGCGAGAGGCTGCTAATTGCAACTCACGCTCCATCCAGCGGGACTTTTCCACCCTACGCTCAACATCTCGCAGAAATGACGCCTCTTGGCGCTTAGTCGCTCTCTCACGAATTTCAAAGCGACGGTTTTCACCTTCTTTGATAACTTTAGCGAGCTCTTCATCGGCCTTTTTAAGAGCCTCTTTTTGTTTTGCCAACCGCTCTTCGTAAGCTGCAATAGTTGCATCTGTAGCTCGACCCTGGAGACGCTGAAGAGCTCGTTCAGTCTTACGTACCTCTCTTTGCAGTTGATTTGCGTGTTGCATATGCAATGCAACAGAGGCATCAATGGCATCCTCGGAGAACTTGCTGGTCATATCAGCCGCATCTGCAAGCTTTTGAGTGGCTTCCTCAGCCGACTCCCCAAACATAATCCATGCAGTTGCCGCTGCAGTCAGCGCCGTCAAAAGAAGCCCTAAAGGACCACCAGCCATTGTAAGTGCAGCACCAAAGCCTTTTGCCGCAGTCGCCGCGCCAGTCATTGCAGCACGACTTGCAATAACGCCAGAAACAAAACGCATCTGATTGATGCTGGTAGTTGCATAGGCTGCTCCAACTGCAAAAATTGCCGAAGCCATTTTTGCGAGGCTGGGAGCAATCATGGCGATAATGCCGCCAGCCTTCCAAACCGCGAAGAATGCGATGGACGCTTTTATCGCTGTGCCAAGAGCTTCCGCATTCTCCATGATCCATTCCGCCAACTTCATCAAGCCGGTGATGAACTTGCCGAGCATTTCACCTGTGACCTTTGCGAAATACGCCACCCTTTGAGGGTCAAGCTGCTCTATAGCCTCAGACAGAGCTTTCTTTGCAGCTTCGAATGCACCCGCATCGCCAATCGCCAATTGAAATTGAATCCAACGAGTGCGCAAGCGAGAAAGCATACCGCTGAAGCTATCCATCATTCGCTGAGCTCGACCACCAAAAGCAATCTCAAATTGGTCAGTCATGAGAGCAATTGAAGACTTTGCCTCCACGGTGCCCTTTGCAACTTCCTTTACAAACTTGCCGTAGCTCATACCCGCGCCCTGAGCCATCAATCGGATGGCTGCTGGCACAGCTTCACCCAACTGCTGTCTCAATTCTTCCATCGAGATGACGCCTTTACCGGCCATCTGTTGAATTGCGATTGAGGCTCTATGGAATAGCTGATCATCACCGCCGAATGCAGCAACGGCGTCGGTCAAGCCTTCCAAGGTTCGCTTGGACTCTTTCAGGTCCATGTTTACAGACCTGAATTTAACGAGGGCGTTTGTAGTCTCTGTTATTGAGAATGGTGCTTTTTCGGCAAGGTCGAACAGATACTCAAGACTTTCAGCAGCCTCTTGTTGCTTACCCGCAGCCGTTGCAGCCTCAGACATACCTTCAAGCAGAATCGACATACGTTCAATTTCCGCATTGGTGCGGATAATGCCGTACATCCAGCCGGTTGTTGCCATGTGGACGTTGAAAATCGCATGACGAGCCAAGCCCGCAATAGTTATAAGGCGGGTAAAATGCGGGAGCATTCCCGTGAGGGAGCGCTCCATCCTGTTTACAGAACGAGCAGACCGATCAAAACTGCGGCTCATCCTTTGAATAACTTTTCCAGCGTTATTCGCTCGAATGACAAAGCCGCGATCATCTAGATCAAGCTCGACTACGATTCTGTCTTTGGCCATAAGATTCTCAACCGGCTAGAGATTTCAATGCGCTCCAACCATCTAGGTCGAAGGTGTTATCTTCCTGAACCACTGTCCCAACAGCGCCGTCGAGCTTCTTTCTGTACTCTTGAGCGCCCTCGCCCGACTGTGCGTACACCGCAATGGAAAGACTGCGAATGTCATCCTCAGCGGCCACTCTGGCGATCATGTTTGACATGCCCCAGAATGCTCGGATTGGCATATCTTTCACCTCTTGAAAAGACATGCCGTAGAAGCGGACGAAACGAGCGAAGAGAAAGCCGAAGTCGACGGCTTTTACTTTCCCTCTTCAGCGCCCTCTTCGGCATCTTCATTGGCTGCCATAGTGAAATCGACAAGCGCATTGAGCTGCGGCATTTCCAGAGTCTTCAATTGCTCTACGCCAATTTCAGGGAAGCTGTATGAGATAAGCTGGATTGCCATATCCATCTGCTCGGCTACGGTGGCATCCTTGGAAATGCTTTCGGACATTTTGGTGATTTTGATGAAGTCATCTACCGACATTTCTTTCATCTGGTAGACCTGACCTTTCCATCTCAGTTGACGCTGTTCTTGTGCCAGATCGTCAAGGTTCAGCATTTTGGTCATTTTGTTTCCTCTCGAAGTGATGCCCCTCATTAATGAGGGGCGTATTACTCATCGGTGACTGACTTTCTTAAGCGTCAGAATCGCCGAACTTGAACAGAATTGCAGGGTTCTGAGAGCAGTCAATGTAGCCCATGAACTCTACAGGGAAGGTGCGCTCTTCATTGTGCTTGTAAGAGAACGACAGTGCGCCTGCAGTTGCTGCCAGCGGTACGATGAAGTCTTCAGACTTATCGGTAAACGGCAGAGCTTTGGGGTGCAGAATCAACTCTTTTGCGATAGCAAGCAAATCGGTATTTACCGCGTCAGATACATCAACACGCTTTACACCAACGACTTCCGGAGTGGTTTCTACAGCGGCAAGAGTACCGCCAGAAACGGATACATCAATCGCAACGCCAGAGACTTTTGCAGTCAGAACCAGAGACGCGCCCAGAGTGTGAACCGCCTCAACGGGAGCCTGACCGGATAGATTGATTTCATCCGCCAGAGCGGCAAGAATCTCATCCTCATCGGCAGCGCCGCCAGAGGTCATGGTGTAAGCGGTTCCGTCAATGGTAACCGTATAGTCGGTCGTATTTTGAGGCGTTGCCTCGTCAATAGTCCAGACATTTTTGGTTCCAGTGTCGGTCAGAGTCGCGCCAGGCATGATGCGAATCAAATTTTCCAGAGTGGTTTCGGCGAGCGGAACGCTGACCTTAACTTCACGTTTCTGGATGATCTCGTTTACGGTGGTTTCACCGTACTGGTCAACAGTAACGGGATAAGTTTCAGTAGACACTTCCACTTCAACGCCGCCCTTGGTCAGACCAAGATCGACGCCATCATACTTGACGAAGCAAGCGCCAAGTTTTACGTTTTGAGTATTACAACCCATTAGGTTTCTCCTACTTAGCTAAGTTGTTAAGCACACACAAAATATGCGGCATCGAAAGTAACGGCGATTTCTAATATGTCCCCTTTACTGCTGGGGAACGGAATTGGGTCATGGCGTGGAAACATATGAGCAATGGTAATCTCATCGTTCAGCGTCTCTTGCCTTTCATCCCAAGTCAGCGCATTTTGAATCTCATGCGCCTTTTCCAACCCATTTTTATAGTCGTAGCCTCTCACGATCACTTGGAAACGACTACGCCTCAAACTAGGCAAATCCGGGTAGGTTTCCTGCCCGAATACTGGAATTGTCATTAAAATGCCTCTCTTGGCTGATTCAGGCATATGGTGGACAAAGATGTCACGTCCTCGCTTTCCGAAGCCTTGACGCTCTAACCACTCTGCTAGGGGTTCTAGCTTCATTTAATTGCCCTTTTCACAGCCCTTTCAACGGCATCTGCAATTTCATCTTTCAACTCTTCTACGGCTCGATCCATAAAGAAAGGCCCAACTTCAACACCTTCTCTCTTGGCCTTCTCTTTCGACTTTTCGCCTTTGCCGTAATTCTTACCGTCAAGGTTGTCATGTACTATCAGAGCATAATCCCCGACATTCTTCTTTGCCGTAACAACCTTGTCTTCATCCACAAAAATCTTAATGGCAATTCTGTTATTTATTCCGCTACGATCTTCTTCGTAGGTTATTGCCTCTTCAAGATTTCCTTCGTCAATTGGCGCCATCTTTTTCGCCAATTCTTCAATTTGTTTACCGCCCTTTCGCATCTCTCTCAAAGCGCCTTTTGAGGAGCGCTTTGAGATGTTTTCCAGCTTCTTCTTTACGCCGTAATCACCGCGAACTTTTATGCCCATATCTTCAAGTCCACCTGATAGTG